GACCGAACAATTAGAAGCTGTAGAAGCAAATGTTGAAACTTTGCAAGCTAATACTGCTGATATTAATGTTATACGAGCCGATAGTGCTAAAATACATAATTTAACAGCAGAAGAACTCTCAGCTGCATCAGGATACATTAGCGATTTAACAGCTGATAATGTTACTGCGGAAAAGCTCTCAGCTGCATCGGGATACATTAGTGATTTAACAGCCGATAATGTTACTGCTGAAAAACTCTCAGCTGCATCAGGATACATTAGTGATTTAACAGCTGATAATGTTACTGCTGAAAAACTCTCAGCTGCATCAGGATACATTAGTGATTTAACAGCTGATAATGTTACTGCGGAAAAACTCTCAGCTGCATCGGGATACATCAGTGACTTAACTGCTGACAATGTTACTGCAGAAAAGCTCTCAGCTGCATCAGGATATATTGGCGATTTAACAACCAATAATATTACTGCCCAAAATATTGTAGCTGACCATGCAACTGTAGGTAATATAGGAGCTACTTATGCGCGAATAGATGCTGCTAATATTAATACGGCCGCTATTAGAGATGCCTGGGTTGATAAAATAATGATTCAATCCGGGCTTCTTGCGCATGAAGGTACTGTTTTCACGTTAGATGCTATTCAAGTTAATGCATCAAATATTAAAGCTGGAACTCTGGACGTTGATCGTTTACTCGTGACTGGTAGCGATGGCGAAAAATATTTAATGCATATTGATAGTAGTGGCGCTACTGAATATCAGAAACTTGATGGCGGTGTTATTGAAGATCTTACTATCACTGCTGATAAGATTGTAGCCGGAGCTATCACTGCAGAAAAAATTACTACGGAAAATATTGTTGGCACGGGTGGTTGGATTAATTTACGAAGCGGTACATTTGCTTATATGAATGCGACCACTGGCCAAGGTATAGCTTGGGATGGAAGCAATCTTTCAATAGCAGGTAATGTGCGAATACACAATACCACTATGACATTGGAAGAAGTTGTCGAAACTGCTAATAGTGCAAAACAAACAGCATTAGACGGAGCTTTTTTAGTATTGACTTCCACCAATGGGCAATTATTCAAAAATGGAAGTGAGTCAACAGTAATTCAAGTTGCTATATTTCCAAATGGTGGAGATAGATGCGACACAATAGCACAGGTTCGAGCTCGATTTGGTTCGTCTGCATACATTGAATGGAAATGGATGCATGAATCTAGTGGCGAGTGGGGGACGCTACTATCAAATGATCCGCACATTTCTAGGGATGGAATGTGGTTAACAGTAACCCCCGAAGATGTAGCTACAAAAACCACGTTTTCAGCATCTTTAGTGGTGCCGGATTGATAGGAGATTAACATGGCCGTTAAGGCAACAAATCAGCTTGATATTGTAGACTTGACAGATGGTGTTTCGGTTAATGCATATCCGTCATCGATTTCTCTTTCGGGCAATACAGCAGGTAAGCTAGCGGCTGCAACAGATGTTACAGTTACTTTGGAAGGGCATGTTGGAGCAAATCCATCCGCATGCACTGCTTCTGCTAGTACGATGACACTTCCTACAGGAATTACCGTTAAGAGTGTATCTACGGCAAGTTCGCCAGTCATTACTCTCACAGTTGGAACAACATTTGCTGAAGATGGCGTTGTAATAATTCCAGTAACTATAACCGATCTTGGAGTTACTATCAATGCCGCAGTCACCATCGCTATTGCTAAAACTGGTGCTGGTGGAGCTGGCGCATATAACTATTTCCTTTCCGTTTCGCCAAATGCTATTGTTCGTAATGAAGATGGTAGTTTTAACATTACGACCATTACGGCGAGTTGTACGCGGTCACAGGGAACTGGTACACCTGCTGCTCAAAAAGTTTGTTATTGGGCACATTATACTACTGACGGTACAAATTGGACTGAAATTGGTAAGGTAACGACTGCGGCAACTTCAACGAACATTACATTACCGGCAGCTGCCATGGCTGCTAATGTTTTGGCCATTCGTGTTACTGCGCATACTGCGTCTCCAACTGCAGCAAATCAGGTGGACTCGCAAACAATTCCAGTTATTAACGCTGGCGTGACTGGTCCCGAGGGTGAAGCTGCATATACTGTACTTCTCACGAATGAATCGCACACATTTGCTGCTACTAAAGATGGCAAGGCCGTGGCCAGTTCAATTGAGACTAAAGTAGTTGCATATAAGGGAGCCACGCAAGTTGCTGCTACGATTGGTACGGTAACTGGTCAAGTAACTGGTTTGACAACTGCTATTAAGTCTAACACAAATGGTACGGTTAATGCTACTTTGATTGTAACTGCTGCGACAACTCTTGTTACTCGTCAGGGTGTTTTAACTATTCCGGTTACAGTTGACGGTAAAATTTTTACAAAGAATTTCTCTTGGTCTCTCGCCCCTACTGGGGAGACTGGCGCAAAAGGCGATAAAGGAGATCAGGGCGATGGTGGCATTACGCTTAGCATCACTTCGTCTGATGGATTGATATTTAAGAATCAAACTGCAGCAACGACTCTTACAGCGCATGTATATCAGGATGGCGCCGAAGTTACTGGAGATGCATTAACAGTTTTGGGTACGATTAAGTGGTATAAGGACGGCGGAACTACCGCTGTAGCAACTGGTTCCTCTCTCGCTATTGGTGCTGGAGATGTTACTAATCATGCAACGTATGTAGCTCAATTAGAAGGATAATTGATATTTGAACGGAGGATTTAATGGCTGTTAAAGCTAGGGATCAAGTTACTGTTGCGGTGGCAGTAGATGTCGCTTCGGTTGATGTGTATTATAAGCTTCAGCCAAGTACCTCCGTCGCTCCAAGTAAGCCTACGACTGCTAATCCTGATGGATGGACGACTATCGAGCCTACATATGATGAGGAGTCGACCAATACTTTATATACTTGCCAAAAGACTACTCTTACTGATGGTACATTTTATTGGTCTGCTGTTAGTAAAAGCACAGCTTACGAGGCATCTAAGACTGCATGGAACCTCGCGCATAATACTTCGCAGGAGCTTGCGAACTTATCCGTTGGTGGGGTAAACCTTATTGTTAATGATACGACTATTCGTGGCCGTCTTGATGGCGACGGCAATGTGTATGATACATCTAATGGCGCATATCACCGGCACACCGAGCGGATACCTGTCGAGGGTGGAACATCATATATTCTATCATGGTTTTATAAAATCACTGAGTATTCTCAGATGTTTCTTTATGTAAGTTGGTTTGATATTAACGGCGAACATATATCACGTACTAATGTCGAGAATATTTATAATGATGAACCATCGAGTAGAAAGCTACTGGCACCGGATACAGCTGCTTTTGCCGTTGTAAACATACCTGTATACCTAACTGCTAGATGTGCGGTAAAATTCGAGAAGGGGTCTATCCCTACTGATCTTTCGCTTTCTGTACGAGATGAAACAGCTCAGCCTAATATTTTGCGCGGAACTAATCAGGCAGGTGTTATGCGTGGGTTTGGTGAAGGACCAACTAGTACATGGGAGAAAGGTTTATGGTATGTAAGTAGTGGTGCTGAAAATTCGGGCGATGCGGTGATATTTAATGTCGATAAATGCCAGGACGTACGGCAACGATACGGATTCCGTGTAAATAGTATCACATCTGGCAATAAAGATGCTGCACAATATGATGTTCCGTGGGAGGCAACTACCTACCGAATTACAGGCCTTGTTAGGCTTACTCCGAATCTTGATCAAACATCTGCCACGATGCAGTTTCGTATTTGGGGTAGCTCGGCTATAAAATCTTATACGCAGTCCATAACATCTGAAGAATGGACTCCATTTAGTTATGCCTTTTTGTTAACCGAACAAGAAGCGTCAGTAGTATCTAGTGCACTACTTGGAATTCATGGCTTAGGTAGTATTGATTTCTGTGCGGTTTATGTTCATAGGGGCTATATTGACAGACGTCTCTCTATGGGAGAGGACTATTTACCTTGGCAGCCTGCCACTGAGGATTATGCTCAGTATGGATTGGCAGAATCACGTTTTTCGCAAATTGATAGTGATTTTCAAACTCTTAGCGATGCTATCGAAGCGAAAGTAAGCCAAGCCGATGTCTATAAAATGATTCAACCAAATTTGGCTCCGTATTTTGCAATAGCCAAGACTGATGTATTCGATGCTAATGATAACCCTAATGGATATTGGAAGCGTATTGTTAACAATTCGCAGTTCACCACATATGAGATGCAGATCGAGCACAATGGTTCTAGAGGATGGTCGCATTTTGCTGGCTCCATTTCATCTGGATCTCCATTCGTTCGATTTGAGCCGGTACCGATAGAGAGTTTAAAACCTTCGACTGATTATACATTTATGGTAGAAATCGATATTGTTAATGTTGCATCTACAGTGACAAATATCTCTTTAAATGTATGTGAAGGTATAACTTCTGATGTTACCGATCCATTTACAGAACGAATACGTTCTAATCTGCTTTCTGGAGAGAATCGACGTTATTATGTAGCAACCACTAGGGATGATTTGTCTTCACTAACCGCTTTATCACGATCGTATCTGCAAGCATATGGTACTGGCGCGTTTGATATTTATCTCCGTATCTCGCTCTATGAAGGTTCTTATGTAGGACCATACAAACCGTATGTCGATCAATCATTAACCAATCGTGTAAGTTCAGCTGAATCAACATTATCGATCCATGCGGGGCAAATTGAATCAAAAGTAGATGCTACTGATGTGTATACAAAAAATACTATTGATGGTATGTTTTCTACTGAAGTTACAAATCGCAATACAGCAATTAGTCAAACTCAAAGTGCTATTGAACAACATGTTAGCGAGACATACAGTACTAAGACTGATACGTCTCAAATGGCTCAGCCGAATCTTAGTCCATACTTTTCACATCCAACAAATGATATTTTTAATTCTACAACTAATCCAGATGGATATTGGCTTAGCGTTTTGGACACCAATCACTGGAGTGCTTTAACTGATGGTTGGTCTCATGCTGAATGTACTGCAGGATCATCCGTTATATATTGTAATTGTTTTGTAAGGAAAAAGCCAGAAGCATTAAAAACTTCAACACAGTATACTTTTCTTATTGAATGGCGAAATGTTGAAATGACAACAGCATCGGTCAATTTCACTATTACCTCAAACAATTCGACATATGTAGATCCATTTACCGATGCGTCTAAGTTGATAGCAATATCGACTGCAGAGGGAAGTTCATACGTATTTGTTACGACCAGTGACGATTTATCATCATCTAATATTCTTTCACGTGGCTATTTGACTGTGGCAGCTAATAGCACGGTTTCTGGTGATTTTAGAATTTCACTCTATGAGGGTGACTATTCTGGTCCATATAAGCCATATATCGACCAGTCGCTTGCATCGAGAGTCAGCCATGCCGAGGCAACTCTAAGCGTGCATGCTACTGAGATTGATGCTCGTGTAGAGAAAGATGGTGTTATCGCAGCCATCAATGCAAGTGTTGAGGAATCTGGCGGTAGTGCTGTAAAGATTCAGGCTGATAAAGTAGCAATCGATGGTACAGCAATATTTACTGCTATTAAAAGTCAAACTGATAATGCATATGATGCAAAAGGTGCCGCTACCGATGTTCAGGATAATTTGGATAACCTCAGCATCGGTGGTAGAAATTTATTAAAGGGTACTTCCAGCATTCCCGATTCTACTCGTGTGTTTAGTCGTGATATTTCATGTTCGGATGCATATGGATGGTATGCGTATTCGACCAAGATGACTATAACTACTACGGAAAATGGTATTAAATTCACTCACAATGCAACAACCAATCGAGATGGAATAGTTTTATATCTAACCGAAGAAAATGCTTGCGTTGGTGGAGAAGACTTAGTCCTTTCTTGTGAGTATCGAACAAATGTTTCAGGTTGGTATACACCATATATATTAAACACTGAAGCTCCGAATACTCAAGACGACAACTCAATAACAGCAGTTGTTTCTACAGAAGAATGGCAAAGAGGTGTTTGGAAACTTAATTTCCCATCTACTGAAGATAATACAACATTGGCGTTTTTATTTGGATATATTGGTGTTGCAAATGGATGGATCGAAATTAAAAAGAATACTTTGAAATTAGAAAAAGGAAACACAGTCACCGATTGGTCGCCTGCACCTGAAGATGTTAATAATGATATTTCAGAAGTACGAACAATAGCTAACAATGCTGCTCCTAAATCAACTGCTATAAAAAGAACACAGCGAATTTATTATAGATCGAATTCGTCAACTCCTCCACAAACACCAGGTATTACTTCATCAGATTGGGTTACACAAACTAGCGATGTTACAGAAATTTGGACAGCAAAACATATTTCTATTTTAGAGACGTATAAGTATATTTATACTTGTGAGCAATCAGAGAATAATTCCGGCATAGTATCTTACACTTCAGTATTATTAGATGATACCATAACAGTAATTGATGGTGGAAAACTTATTACTGGCAGTGTTAAGACAAATAGTATAGATGCGGAAAGTGGTACATTTAATACTGCTAATATACCAGTTCTTACTGCTGATCATATTAAGGCTAATGTAATTAGTGCAGTAAATCAAGGTACTGGTAGAATCGAAGCAGATAAGATCGATGTATCTTCGATATCTATCGGATCTCTTTCTGGAAGCGAATCGCTTGCTCATAAGAATCTTATACCGCAGCCATCTTATTTTTCTAATGTAACAGATGTTGGTGATGGTTGGATACATGTCAAATATAGTAATAGTAGCACTAGTCCTGCATCACATTATTGGAATCTTCATCATTGTGACGATGTAGAACCAGGCAAGACCTATACTATCATGCTCGAATTCCGTAATTGGACATGTACGACAAACCCAACTGGTAACTATATGTATCTTCAGCAAATTGGTACTTATCAATTTTGGGGATCAAATGGTATCCGTTCCGATGGTAAGGAAGAAGCTAGAGAAAAGTATGCTACGTATGTTCATTATGAAGATGTGATAGATGGATCAATGTGCGCGCATATAGTTAAAGAAGCTGATACTGATCATGAGCCATCGCCGACAGCTAATTTGCTTAGATATCGAATGTATACGCCAGCGCAATCAGAGATGGAATTCGATATTCGATGGTCACTTTATGAGGGCGATTATTCTGGACCGTATAATGCGTATATTGATCAGTCACTTTCGAGTCGATTATCAACTGCAGAAGATACTATCGATGGGCATACTAGTAGTATTGCTACAATAGGAACAAAAGCCGATAATGCTCTTACTAATGCAAGTACTGCTGTTGAAGCTGCCAACAATGCCGCCAAGACAGCTACGAACTATGTTACGGCAATCGACGGCAAGGGTATTTGGCTTACGCCAAGCAATGAAAAGCCCGATTCGAGCGGTGATGAAGTAGTTGGTACTACAACTGGATGGCACATTAGCGATGCCTTGGATCTGTTCCGCAAGGGCATAAGTATGTTTAAGGTGTGGGTAGACGAGACGACAAATGCTGTGTTAACGCGAATCGGGGGTACAAATACTGGGCATTTATTACTTGAGCAGTCTGCCATAAAACTGTGCGATGCTACTGGTTGGGTAGGTAAGTTTGATCTGACTACAACGGAGACTGCCGAAGGTTTTGACCCGATTCATACAGTAGCTCTAGAGGTTAACGATGGTACTGAGCAGGGTGCGCATCTTGGTTTAAACATATCGCATAATGGTACAACGGATCGTCATTTTGTTAAACTAGGCTCTAGTTTGTATGGAGTTTGCATTGACTCTAGTGGTTTAGTTAGTGTTAATGCATCATCAGTGTCTATTGGACCTGCTGCATCCGAGGGCGATGATAAAACATTTGCTATAAATGATATAGTGCATACTTTTGGTAAAGTTCTCTTTACGGGTAGCTACTCCACTACAAAGTCAAGTACCGTCACGCTGTTAGAAAGTGCAGAGAACTTTTATATGCTACGAATCATATGCGAGGATAGTTCAGGACAGCATATAAGTACAGATATTTATGAGCCGAATAACAAGAGTTTCTCAGTAACATTCTCGGTTGCTATACCAGATGCACTTTACATCAAGAGCAAGAGTTATCGCATAAGTGGAACATCGATTAGTTGTGTTCAGGCTACTGCTAGTGGTAATAGCTATTATCGACATGGTGAAGCTATTCTCAGAGCAAGTGGCGTGACATATACGACTAACGAAGTTATAGGTATTGTTAGAGTAATCGGCTTTTACTAAATAGAAATATTTGAAATTTCATTATATTATCCAACTATTAAAGTGTTTTGTATAGATTGGAGTATACTATGTCTCGCCCTCCCCCGGAAAAGAGTCGACGCGAGGGTTTCGTCGACCTAGCTTTAAGTTACGCGGATGACAACAGTCATGGATATTCTCAAAAGCCTCCCTCGGGCCGATGGGGACCAGACTATGACTGCTCGTCTCTGCTATATTTCTTGGCTAACGAAGCCGGTTATCCTGTAGGAGCAGGTAACGACAAAGTGAGGTTCACAGGAACTATGCTAAAAGACTTTGAAAAAGCCGGCTTTCAGATATTGCCTTTTGCTAATGTCGGTATCAGCGATTTGGAAATTGGAGATATTCTCCTAAATCTTGCTCTTCACGCGGAAGTTTATGTTGGAAATGGTGAAAGTATTGGAGCCACTGGAAGCGAGACAGGTGGCTATGTTGGAGAAGCCGGCGATCAAACCGGAACCGAAATTGAACGCCATCCAGTTACAACTTTTGATAAGGAATGGGATTATATTCTACGACCTCCCGCTGATGATAAAGACGAAGAAGGTGATGAAGACGTGCCTCCTATGAATTATAATCAACCACAAGGAATGATGTATCAGCCAAATACTGGCAGCCCTGGTTGGCCTCAATCGACTGCCCCAATGGGCTATGCACCGGGCAATAATGGATATCCTCAAGGAACTCAATGGACTAATCGTTCTTATCCTCAAGGTAATCTCGGTCAAATGAATGGATATTCTCAGGCTAATGCAGGCTATCCTCAGGGTGGTATGCAGGGTTATCCTCAAGGGATGGACAACGATCTTTGCTTTGTGATGGGTATCGAGGGTGCTAAGAATCTTCATGGCACTCCGAATTCCCGTAAGGCAGCCTTTGATGAGGACAAGCCGCTTATGTATATAGTCGGTTTTGGTCCTCAGGGGTCTGTGAATGATATTCATGTGTATCAATTCGAGGAATGTTCGGAGGAAATGCCTCAGCATCTGTCGCCGCTTATGAGACAGAACATGATGCCTATGGGCGGTGGCTTAGGTCAGCAGCAGGGAGATTATATTACTCGAACTGAACTTGAGCAAATGCTGAAGGAGATGCTGCCCAATGCCCAATCCTCTACTTCGCCCGAATCAAATGCCCCAAGACCCAATGGGACCAATGTGCCAACCCAGTCAGCCAATGCCGGGCGGTCCAGATAACCCTATGCAACGTATGATATTTAATATGCTATATCAACGTAATCCTCAATTTAGGCAGTTGGCGGATTCTGTTCGTGGACAAGATCCGCAGCAAGCCTGTCAAAACTTTGGAGTTGACTACAATCAGCTCCAAAATGTAGATACTAACCAAGTCAAACGGATGTTTGGATTCTAGATATAGAAAGGAACTACCATGGGTGAGAACTCTGTCTTAGGTGGTGGCGGTATGGGTCCTGCTGATGTTGCAGCTGTTATGCATGGTAACTATGGTAATGGATATGGCGATGGCTGGGGTGGAAATTGTTGGTGGATTGTTCTGCTCTTCATTGCTATGATGTGGGGTGGCAATGGTATGTGGGGCAATAACGGCTTCCAGAATGCCATTGGCTACGAGAACCTTGCAACTTCTAATGAGGTTCAGCGCGGATTTGACAATCAGAACAGCATGTCTAATCAGCGTGACATTCTGGCTGCAGTCCAGAATAATGCGCTGCAGGAGATGCAGAACAATAACCAGAATACTCAGTATGTTACTGGGCAGTTGATGGATAAGTACAATGAGCTTCAGCGTGATATTGCTGGCGTGTCCATGCAGCAACAGCAGGCTATGGCTCAGCAGTCTCAGTGCTGCTGTGAGACCAAGATGCTTATCTCCGAGACGGCAGCCAACCAGCGTTATGAGTCTGCAATGCAGAACAACGCGGTCCTTCAGGCAATTCAGGCCGAGGGCAATGCGACACGTCAGATGATTCAGCAGGATAAGATCGATGCGCTCAATCAGAAGGTTCAGACCCTCGAGATGCAGAATGCTATGGCCGGTGTCGTGCGTTATCCGATGAGTACTGCGTATAATGCAGGCTTCAATCCATTCTGCAATTGCTGTAACGGATTCAATGCTTAAAGTTCTGATTAATTCAAAATGGAAGTTAGAGTTAATTGGAGCTGATAAAAGTGATTATTCTTACCAATACAGTTAGCCAGGAGCTTGCTCCAGGTCAGTCACTTACTTTTAATTTAATAGTGTTGCATACTGGAAAGTGTGAGTGTTTCAGAGAGGGTTCTGGAGCAATTATGCTTGGGCAGCGCAATGCCATTTATGATGTCGACTTTAGTGCAAACATTGGAGCTACAGTAGCTGCAGGTGTTGCACAGCTTGCTATCGCATCTAATGGATCTTCTCTGGTTGAGACAACTATGATATCCACTACTGCGGCAGTTGGCGATCTTAATAATGTGGCCAAACATACGGCTGTTAAGACTTGTTGCTGTGGTCCCGAGTCTATTACAATTATCAATACGGGCGAAACCACAGTGGTTGTTGAAAATCCTTCGCTCTTCATTAGGCGGCTTGCCTAGAGAGCGGGGAATGATGCACGTTGATATTCCATTAGAGATGCTTATACAAACGATACTTACTACTGCTATAGGTTGGGCTGTTAAAGTAATTCTTGACCAGTTTAAAGCGTATCGTGAAGAAAGCAAAACTTGGCGTACGAAAATGGATGACAAAGTTGACGACATTAACGATGCCGTTCAAGCTAACATGCGTACCAATATTCTTCACTATTGCGAAAAGTATCTTAGTAGAGGCTGGGTAACATCAGAAGAATTGTCATCATTAACGGATTTGCATACAAAGTATACGACTCTTAATGATCATAATGGATTTATTAATGGGTACATGGATCGTGTAAATTCGTTGCCAATTCGAGAGATTTAAAGTTTTATAGGCGGATGATTCTTCTGAGTTGTCCGCCTTTATATTGGCTATTCAACTCTTTTAACAGAAGAGTTTTTGTATATGTATAATGTTATGAAAGGGGCGATTATGATTGTCAATATAGGTGAACTTATTACCAAAAGACGTGATGGACGAAAACGCCGTAGGCATAATATTGATATTATAGATAATCAACCATCTGCTATTTCTATTGAAGAAGCTAAAGCCAAAGTACAGGCTATTATCGATGCTGGTAAAACTAAACGAAAGAATAGGAATAAGAATGATTAATTTCTATAATGCATTGCACACTAGTATTGATATGGGCGGATACGAATTAACCGAAATGGAAGAACGTATCGATCGCATCTGGGTAGAAGGTAAAATCACTACTGAGCAGCGTGATGAGCTTCGTGTTTTAGCTGCTGAAAATGCTAAAGATAGTGATCAAATCGATATAATTAAAGCTATTGCTGATTTGCAAGCTAGAGTATATGAGCTAGAGCATCCTACTGATATTTATCCTATATGGGCGCCAGGTTACATTACTAAGCAACATGAGATTGTTCGGTTTGACGTAACTGGTGATGGCGAGTTAGATCTATGTCGTTACGATGGCGGACGTTCAGAAACTTCGCTTAGTATTGGTAAAATTGAAGGCTGGCATTTGCTTGATCGAGAACTTAATGAGACTCATATTATCTCCAAAGATTCGGATGGGAATTTCGTTCTTACGCCTATAGTTATAGATTCTGAACCAGATGACATTGATGAGAATTACGTAGATCCTGAGGCAGACGATATTGATGAGAATTACGTAGATCCTGTTTAACACCAATGCATCATCACGACCGGACATACAGTTAGGTGCTTATAATTTACGTAAGCTTACTGATGATGAAAAAGCTATTGGTACGGCTAAAGGTTGGGACGTAGTGTCTTAATACCAACAATTATAGTATAAGGAGTTTTTGTGAAGAAGCTTGTACTCGATATTTCCAAATACGATGAAGGAATAGATCTTTCTGAGTGGAAAAATAAACGTGATCTTTGGGGTGTCATCATCAAAGCTGGTGGACATGAAGATGTTGTAGGAGGTCGATATTCTGATAGCTTAGCGGCATCGCATTATGCTCAGGCACGTTCCCTCGGTCTTCACATCGGTTTTTATTACTACACAGATGTTCGAGATGTTGCTATAGCTAACGCTGATGCTAATCACTTTGCAAAACTTATTACTGATATTGTCGGCGATGGGTATTGTGATCTTCCATGTTATATGGATGTTGAGGATTTTCGACAATTTGAGCTTAGTGCTCGAAAGCTTACTGACATTATCAAGTCTTTCTGCAATACTCTAATTCAGCGTGGTTTTTACGCTGGTTTGTATACTGGCGGCAATCCATGGCTAAATAGCATGTATGCTGATGAACTTCGAGACTATGCAAATTGGATTGCATGGTGGCGTGACACTTGGCCCACAGAAGCTGGCGATATTGGTATGTGGCAGCAGGGTTGTGGCAATGTTAATGGTGTTATCGAGTATGCTGATAATGGTAAAGCTGATTATCGTGATATTGATTGGTGCTGTATCGACTATCCATCTAGAATAGGTTACGGGTTGACTAAGCAGGAACACACTGATTCTGAACCTGCTACAGAAAATCAAAATGGAAGCGAGGTTAGCTATATGGGGCGTGCTTCCGATGTAATTAACGCTGCTTATGGTGAGCTAGGATACTCTGCTTCGGATGATCCAAATCCTGGCTCCAAGTATGGTCGTTGGATGGCTGAGCTTTTAGATGAAGACTGGTTGGCAGGACCATCTCTTGAAATTTGGTGGTGCTGCATGTTCGTGTCTTGGTGTCTCGATCAAGGAGATGTCAAGATGGATGGATTTCCAGCATACAATACTGATGTTGCGCTTAGTAATGGCGCTAAGAAGTATGCTGTTGATAAGTATTCTGTCCGGTATGGTGATATTATTATCTTCAATTGGGATTGGGATTCGACTACCGATCACATTGGATTCGCTACTGGCGAGTTTGACGGTATTGGTTTTACGACCATTGAGGGTAATATTGGAAATGCTGTTCAAGAGAAGTATCGCCAGATGGGTAATGTTGCCTATGTTCTTCGTCCGCCTTATGAAGGCTATGGCGTCGTGAATGGTAATACTCCTTCTGTTTCTAACAATCCTAAGAACAATCGTGATGGTGGAAAACTAGATGTCGATGGTATTGGTGGTTGGAATACTATTATCGACCTTCAGCATGTTCTTGGGACTACTGAGGATGGCCGAATTAGTGGTCAGTATCCCGGCAATAATCAGTACCATTGGGCAATGTCAAATGTCGACTACGATCATGGTAGATCGGATGTTGTTTGTGCTCTTCAGAAGAAAATTGGAGCCGATCCTGATGGCCAGTGGGGTCCTGACACGTCTACCAAACTTCAGCAATGGCTTGTTAATCAGGGATACAATATTGCTGTCGACAGTTACTTTGGTCGCGAATCTGTTAAGGCATTGCAGCAATCGCTTAATGATGGTAAGTGGAACTAATGTCTGATGATATTGTCATTATGATGTTTCGAATTGTTGGAATTACTATAATGATTTGCTGTTGCGGTTTAATCATTTATAAAGATTATTAAAAAATCAAAATGGAAGTTTGGATTTTTAATAAAAACCTTTTTGAGAATCTGGACTTCCATTTATATTTTTAATGCTTAAATTTTTCCCGTCAAGTTTTTTCGAAAAACAAAAGCAAAAAGGAGTGATAAATGATGGACCGATATTTAGCTCATCATGGAATTCTTGGTCAAAGGTGGGGTCAGCGCAATGGTCCTCCATATCCTCTAAAAGGCGGCGATTATACTAGAACTGAGTGGAAAGCTCTTAAAAAAGCTAGAAAGAACAAATATAGTCGGTATAATAAAAGACATTATGATCAAGTAATTGAAGAAGGAACTACACTTCAAACGTTGGCTCGAGATCCCAATCGTACAAAAAATACTGACATGTTTTATGCTGCTTATACTAAACATGATAAAGATCGATATAATGCATTATTTAACCACAAAACGCCGCAAACTATTTATGATGAAAATGGCGAACCTTGTGGTACTGGTGCTATATATAAGTATGCTATTGAAAATAAGACTAAGTCATCAATAAAAATAGCTTCCCAAGATTCTGGTGCAAAAGCTGTTATGGATCTTTATGAAAACAACAGAGATTTCTATAATTTCGTTCGAGATCCAAAAAGACTTAATACATATTTAAATGGCATGTATATTCCACATGGAGAAAAATATCGTAAGGTTTTGAATAATTTAGCAAAACCGGACTATACACCAACTGATAAAGACTTGCATACATTATATGATATGGTCAATTGCGTTATACCAAATACTACTCCTGATGTAGTTAATCAAAGAGCAAAACTATTTCGCGAGTTAAAAAAGAATGGTTATGGAGCAGTTTTGGACATCAATGATGCTATTAATCATCCGTTAGCGTCAAATTCACCAGTTATCGTTTTTGATATGGAACCTATAGTATTAGATAAAGTTCGACATACTACTATGGCAGAAGTATACAAATCCAAAGCATTTACTGCTGGTAGATATGCTTTGAACAGATATTAAGGAGTTGATATTTTATGATTCTCGATAACAAACTTTATGATCTGCTTAAGTGGATTGCTCTTATTGTTCTTCCTGCTCTTGGCACGTTATATTTCGGACTTGCTAAGATTTGGGGTCTTCCTTTTGGCGAGGAAATCGTTGGCACTATCACAGTCATCGATACATTTCTCGGTGCTCTTCTTGGGATTAGTACTAATAACTATAATAAGCAAATTATGTAATTTTCATCATAGGAGGTTAAGACAATGGAGTACCTACCCTCCTACAAAGATGAATTATATTTAGTTCATCATGGAATTAAAGGACAAAAATGGGGTGTACGAAGGTACCAAAATCCTGATGGATCTTTGACCCCAGAAGGTAAAAAACGAATAGATAAGTATTCTAAAACTGGTGCTGAAATAGGTAGTGCAGTTGGTCTAATTGGCGGTGCATTTACACCAGGTTTAGGAGTAGCAGGAGCACCTATTGGCGAAATTATAGGAGCTGTAGCTGGTCAGGCAACTGGTAAGGCTATAGGAAAAGGTGTTGTATCAGGTAAAATAAATAAAAAACTTGGTATTAAAGTAGCAAAAGGCGCTGCTATTACTGCTGGACTATTGGCTGGTTCATATGGAGCAATGATATTATCTGACGAAATTAAAGCCGGTAGTGATTTCATTAAATCTAAAAAATTGGCTGATAAATTAGTGTCAGATCATTTATCTGATTTAGCTCCACATCAGCAAGCATATGTTAGAGACGAAATATATAAACGAAATAATCAGGTGTTGGCTAATCAGCGTATTATGCAGAAAAGAGCAAAAAAGGGTTTGGCCAATGATGTCTATGACGCATATATTAATCCTGAAACTAGATCTTTTGAAAATAGATCACATCTTAGTGAAAAATTACATAGTGGCCATTATAAAGTAAAAACTGGAAATTTCCACGATTTTGGTGGAATAAACGAAGACAATTTTAATCCTGATACTTGGCGAGAAAATGCCAAACGCCTTAAATATTATTAAAAGGAGGTGTTTGCTAATAAATGCCTGACTCATATTTGATGCATCATGGTATAAAAGGTATGAAATGGGGTGTGAGACGATTCGAAGATGCTAGTGGGCATCTCACTCCTGCTGGAAAGCGTCGATATGCTGTCCAAGATGCTCGAAAATATTATAAAATTAATCGGCTTCAGCGAGCTCGTGAAAAAACCGATAATGAACGTTATAAGAAGATATTAGATGGCGAAATTCGTAGAACAAAAACTCGTTCGGATAGAAAACATTCAGATTTATCAAAGCGCGATATTAATGTCGGTAGAGAAATAGTCGCAAAGCATCGTCTTAAATGGGCCGCTTTTAATACCGTTGCTAAATCTGCTTTGACAGCTGCTGGGGCTGCATATTTGTATTCGAATCCTAAAACTCGTGCATTAGCTCCATTGGCTGTTGCTGGTGGAGCAGCATTGACTTTCAAAAGCGCTAAAAAAGTGCCATATTACTTTATGGAAAATCGTCGTTACAAGCAAGTTAACGAAAAAGGTGCTACACAAAAAGGTTTAACTAAACGGCAAAAGCAATTACGTAAAGTAGGAAAAGCTGCTATTGGAGTAGCATTAGCTGGAGCCGCTGGTTATGCTTTGGTAAAATCTGGTGCAGTACAAAAAGCAGTAGATACTTATAAAGGAACTTTACCATTTGATAAAGCAGTAAAAGTTGCTAAGAAAGAAGAACGAATTAAGAATGCATTTGGTATAAAAACCGGTCAGCAAAAACAAAAAGAACAATTTTCTACTGAAGGGCGTACCTCAAATAGTACATACCAAAGTACTAAAAAAGGACCATCTGAAGCTACTCGTGCCATATTAGAAGCAAATCAACGAGCTACAGCAGAAAGAAAAGTTAATAACGGAACTGCTAAAATACGGTCTAATGGTACAGATCGCCCAATGACATCCACCGAGCAACGGTTATGGAATACTCTTAATCGAGCAGGCTCATCTATTAAACAAGGTGGCAGTAGAGTTATTCAATCTGGAAAAAATAAGGCTATTAGTTCAATAAAAGAACGTGTCTTACGAGATACCGATTATGACGATGCACTATCATATGTTAAAGCTGTTAAAAACACAATTGATACTGGTCGAGAAATAAAAGGTAAAATAGATGATATTTTAGCAGGTGGTGAACGTGCTACAGCAGTTGTTCGTGAAGAAACAGCAAACGGTATAGCATCATTGGTTAATCGTGTTAGAGATATTAAATTACCTAGAAAGGAAGATAAAGAATAATGTCTGATTTGTATGGTACAATGACTGATAAAAAATTTGATAAACTTGCTACTACAGCTATTGCTAATTGGTGGAATAAACAAGATAATTTGGTTGCAGAATTCGGCCAAATTTCTCCAGATGAAGTGTATAATACATGGAGATGCAAAGCTATTGAGAATTTTAAAGGATTGTTTGGTGTTCCTCGAGATGGCGATGGCCTATATTTCGAATTCACCTTCCATGCTAAAATGAATCGATGCTATCTTGATATTTATAAAAAGAAACAGCAAGAGATCATAACTCTTGAGTAATGAATTTTAGAATTATATTCTTTCAGTCCGCATAAAATACCTTTCTTACATTGAGAGATACAAGAGGTGTGTCTCATATTTTGAAAGGAGAAAAGGTGTTAATTCCGATTAAGTTTCTAGAGTATATGGGATTTATAGGACATGTGGAAGAGGTTGAGGACGAGCCATCCTCAAAGGATCTCTTGGAAGAGCACTTGAAAGAGTGCATAACAGAAAATGCGTTAGAGCATGTTGATACTGATAAAGCAAGTAAGGGAGCACAGAATATCGAATTGCTCACAAAGTCAATGGAGCATTTGGAAAAGGCTGAAAGCGAACGATTGAAAGTTCAATTGCAGCTTGCCGAAACCCAAAGACGTCAGTGGGTAAATTGGGACATTGTGCTGCCTAAAATAGCAGCAATCGGAGTCACAGGTGCTGTGACTGTATTCTGGCTATGCCTTGAACAAGGTACTCCGATACCAATGAGATTGGTGAAGATGGTAAGTGACCTTACCATTCCACGCGGATTGTAGAAACATTAAAGAGCTTTAGAGGTGGTTAGTCAAAGATTAACCACCTTTTCTTTTTATTTTTCATCTCGCTAAAATTACGCTCTATATTATGAGAAGAATAGTAAAATAGTAGGCTTAATAGGGAAACCACTATCACCGGACAGAATTGCGGGTTCGAGTCCCGTCTATTTTACTATTCTTTTATATTTTCGCAATTTTTACTATCCTTATAATAGGAAGAACTCATTGGGAGTTCTACATTCGAAAGGAGAGTATTATGAGCGAGATGGAGCGTCGTATGGTTAAAACTGATGCGATAAGGTTTTGCACTAACTGGCGACAGTATTTGAAGAACGGCGACATGGAGAAGGCAGAGGGTTTCTTCATGGGTGGCTGGATGTCAAATACCGATGATTGGTGTGTAAATGTGTTGCACCAGCTTGACCTTGATGAACTTCATATCATCATGGATTACCCCATGTGGATGTAGGGAGTTAAGAGTTAAACTAAACGGAGGAGTTGTAAAGTCGAAAGATTTTACAGCTCCTCTTAAGTTTTTACCATCGATTATATTTTTATTTTCACAAGAATAGGGGCTAGAAATGGAATACATCCCGTCATTTAGAGATAATCTTTATGCTGATATTAAGCCCTCATTTATTGCGCATTCGTTTAGAGATGAACATGATGCCAAAATGATGTACGGATTACCTAAGGTAAAGAAATTTCCTATGCCTGATGCAAAGCATGTACGATCTGCTATTAGGTTTTTCAACTATGCTAAACCATCTCAAGAACAAGAGTTAGCCAATGCTATTCTAGCTCGAATGGAAGATTATGGCATAGATCCTGACGATATTAATGTCGGTGATGATAATCATTTTAAGAAATATTTGCAGCATTCATATTTAGCACATCATGGTATTAAAGGAATGCATTGGGGTGTAAGAAGGTATCAAAATCCTGATGGGTCTTTGACTGATGCTGGAAAACAGCACTATAATACAAGATTAGCAAACAAAGGCGACAAACTCCGAGCAGAAGGTTATGATTTATCATCCGGTAAATTTGCTTTAACTAAAAAAGAAAGAATAGCAAATTCAATAGCAGTAGGTGCAGGAACAGTTGCCAGTATAATTACTGGAAATCCCATACCACTTATGAGTGCGCAAACGGCTATATTAGCGCAACATGCACGAAACCGTAAAGCAGTTTTAGAATCTATAAAACGCGAAAATGATGTTAAGCTTAAAGATTTGCAATCTAATAATAGAAAAAATCAATCTTATGATATTTTAATTGGTCCACAAAACTCAGATAGTAGTTATGATGTTTTAATACCGGCTATGCAACAACATTATGGTAAAAATCAAAAAATCGATTTTATGAATATTTATGATGAAATGAGTAAAGATAAAAAATTTAAAAATCTTTTAGATTCTGAAGATCCTGATGATTATAGAGAAGCAGAAACTGCATGGCTCAAAAAACATGGTTATCTATAATGCTGATATTTCTAGGGAGGTAACATTGGAACATAAACCTTCTTTTTCTGATAGTCTTTATGCTGATATTCAACCTTCTTATATAGATTCTATAGCGCATCATGGTATTAAAGGAATGCATTGGGGTGTGAGAAGGTATCAAAATCCTGATGGGTCTTTGACTGATGCTGGAAGAAAACATTATGCAGTTAGAGAATCTAAAGGTAGTTTTTTAGATTTCGATCGAACATTTATGGATGCGGATTTGAAGAAAGCTAATGAAAAAGGTGGACACGCTAATAGAGATATTGTTTATAATCAAGCAATTAAAGCACTTAAAAATGATCCAAAAATAAAAGCTGCAGAAGATGATTGCAAAAAATCTGCAAGAGAAGCTTATGCTGCGTATGCGAATTTATATAATAAAAAAGCTGCTGAACAAGGCGTTGATCATCGGCTTGATCCAAAAACTTTTAATTGGTATAAACAAATAAATGAATTAGATTATGATGTAGACATGGCGGTATGGGATGCACGAGGAAAAGAAGTTGATAAATGGTATAATGCACAAGATCGTCATGAAGATAATGTTGATAAATTAATGGATGCTTATGAACAGGTTGAAAATCGTTTTATTAAGCAATATCATAATGCAGTCTTAACTGATATTCCAAATGATGGATCGAAACAAGCTGTTAAAAGAATATTGGATCGTTATGGTAAGCTAAACACATTCGATTTTACCGAATCGCTTGATACAGATAGTCCAGAATATGGTTGGTCCACGTATAATCTATTTGACGTTTAATAAAGGAGAATTCTTTGAGCTATAGTATTTTTGCACTTATAGTATTTATATTTCAAGCTATTATAGCCATTGTCGATTTTAAGATCGCTAAGCGATACAAGTCTCTTTGTGATTATGAATTGGCGTTTGTTAATTTATTATGTAGTATTTCTTGGGTTTTAACTGCTGGATGGTGGTTTTTTCAAGCTCTTTTGAGTACTTATAGTTAATTAAAACACTCTTATAAAACCGCATGTAAAAGGCTTATTAGGAGGCGTTTTTAGAGCTTTAAAAATAACAAACGACCAATTACCCATGAATTTAGGTGATTGATCTAATGTCATATGATAGAGATGGTGATATTTTTAAGCTTCACAATGCGGGAGTCTCAGATATGAAACTTTCTAACTTTTATAAGTTAACAAAACAAAGAATTCGTGAGATTATTTTTGAACAACAACATAAACATAGAAAAGGCAATCCCGATATTCCGCAGATTGATACAATGTGCAGGATTCTTGGATGGCGGGAAAATGATAGAGGAAAACTTCAATCAATTCTGCATAAGAACGGATTTACATCATATGATGATAAATGGCGAAATTTATCCCCAGATGATATTTTGGCTATACCATTTCTAGGACCGTCTGCTATGTGTGTTATTTGGCTTGCTCAAAACATGAATGAATCTGAAGAATAGGATTTGATATTTTAATGTTTACTTTTGTAATAATTGCTTTTGTATCAATGTTTCTTAATGCATTGCTTAATATTGCTCGATATATGGACGAATGTTCGGGATATGTTGATAGTAAGTATAAAATGAGTTTTATGATAACACAAATTGTTATAAATGTAATTGGGTTGTTAAGTATAATAATATGGATAGTGCAAACGAGATAGGGGTGGAGTAAAGTGGAATACAAACCTTCTTATTTAAACAATCTTTATGCTGACATTCAGCCTTCCTATACTGATTCTTTAGCTCACCATGGTATTAAAGGAATGCATTGGGGTGTAAGAAGGTATCAGAATTCTGATGGGTCTTACACAGCTGCGGGAAAAGCTAGAAGGGGTTCTAAAAATTCTATTTCTAAAAATTTAACAAGTTCTAAAGTAGCAAAAATTGCTGCTGGAGCGGCAATAACAGCAGCCGGTGTTGCTGCAATAGCATATATGAATAACTCTAATATATCTACTCCTTTAGATAGAAAAGCAGAAAAAGCTGTCGATAATTATTGTAAAACAGCTAAAAAAGCTGCTCAAGATTTGTGGGAGGAAGTAGACCACAGATACCATGCATGTTCACAAGCTGTATCAGGAGATTGGGATAGTATCGATGCACAAATGTGTCGAGCAAATGCTAAGCAAGCTCGAAAAGATGCTAACAGTATGTTTGAAGCTCATGCAAAAAATCGAGCGTCATTTGTGAATAAAGCTTGGTTTAACAAAGACAATGAAACTACTAGACGTAGTAAAGCTCGTGATAATATTCGCGAAACAGATAAAGCAATATCTACTACAAAAGATTCGCTGTTACGTTATGCCGATGAGTTTGATAGATTAGCTGAAATATTGGATGAGCGTAGAAACTAAACTCTCGCATATTTTACTCCATCTATATAGGATTGACATCATCGTCAAAAAATGAAAGGAGTAAAGTATGGACAACAAGGAGAACTCTGTGGAGAGGGCTTATCGTCTGATGGAGGAGTGCGACGACACCGTTGAGTTCCTTCGTGGTTGTGAGTTGGATATTCAGAATCAGATCTCTGAGGCTGAGGAAGAGCGGAAGAAGATCGATACCCATATCCAAAAGCTTCGCGAGGAGCTTGAGGAGGTGCGCTCGAACAAGATGGATGAGTTGTATACCAAGATGGCTCTCCAGATGTTCGTCAGGTCCGGAGGTGGGCTTGACATGATGATCGATTAATTATATTTGGGGCTGGAGGTCGTAAGATTTCCAGCTCCTTATATTTTTTTCGCCATTTTTACTCGTTCTTAAATAGGAAAGTTTTTGAAAGGAGTAAAGTATGGACGAAGTACGTTTTAGCGACAAAGTAGCTTTTAGCATGCGTCATGCGAATAAGAGTTTGGGTCTTTCGGTAAAGAATCTAGTATCATCTGTCAAATCGATAGATATGTTGTCGAGAGGAGATTTGGAACACTGGACTTATACCAGAGGTACCATGAGCAAAAGGCGGTATGCAAAAAAGGTTCACGTTAAACTAGCTAAAATGGCTATAACAAAACTTTAAGTAGCAAAGAACTTTCTTGAGAGAAGTCAATGTATAGAGATTTTATACATGGGCTTTCTCTTTTTTATTTTCGCATATTTTACTGCCTATAATATGAGAAAGGAGTAAGAATAGAGGAGATTATGAACAAACTTGAACTATTTATACTAATTGTTGCAGGAACAATGGTTGGGAATCGTATTTGCGATATATCGGACCATATTTATAAAAAGCGTAAAAGGGCTAAGGTAGTAGCCGAAGCAAATGAACGCGGAGGTAAACGGTCCGCTTTTGTAGAAAGTGATTATTATACTATTGAGGAAATAATTGATAAATACGGAGATTTGTTGTAAAACTGAATTTACTCCTTTCTCTTTTTTGTTATATTTACCTTTTGTAAAAATTTTTGCCTTGCTAATTTTACCACTGCTTATTTTTTTTTTCGCATTTTTAACTATTCATATAATGAGGTCGAAGAAAGGAGACTTAAATGAGTAACAAAGGTTGGATTATTATTGGAACCGTGATTAGTTATATGATTGTTAAGGCGATGACTGATGAGTTAAAACATGAGCGAAAAAAACAAGAAAAAATGCTTATTGAAACGACTACAAGATCATTAACGAATGCGTTCATAAAAGACCTGGAAGATAAAAATAATGTTAGGCCAGAATTGAGACTTGTTAAGTAAGTTAATGTTCTTAGACCTCAAGTATAGACGCCGCTTTTACAGGGCGTTTATATTTTTCTCGCCATAAAAACCAGTCCTTTAATAGAAGGAAGAGGAGTATAAACCCCGGCAGGCTTAGGTGTCTTACCACTGCGCGGAGCCCTAAGTTAGGTCGGACAAATAGTTCAATGGTAGAACGCCGATCGATGATGACGGAGACTCAGGTTCGAAGCCTGAAACTTCCTTTATATTTTTGCCTCGTTGAAAAAACCATCCATTATATAGGAAGAAATCTATAGAAAGGATAGACATGAAGAATTGGTATTGGGCATGCGAACTTTCTAATGGCGAATTTACTGCAAACACATTTGCGGATGGATCGTCTCTTTATGAGGTCTGGAACAAGATTGAAAGGACTTTTACCAGACGAGTAATGAGGGGACGTATAGATCCGACGAGTTTGACAATAAATGAAACAGGAATTAAGTTCGTGGATCATAAGAACAATCAGATTGAATGGAGAATTTGTATGGATTAAACTAAATAGAGAGGTCAACGTATAGAAAGTTTATACGTGGACTTTCTCTTTTTCGGTATATTTACTTTTTGTAATTTTTTTGCCTCGCTAAAAATACCATCCTTATTATAGGAAAGTTGGACTAGTAGAAAGGCAAAAAAAATGGAAAAGTCGGAGAAGCTTATGAATATTACAACTGGTCTGTTGGTTACAACGATCGTTAGCGGCTACGTGGTAGTTAGGTTTATGCCACGTATCGGCACGGCAATCGCTTGGACTAGCTACTTGTTGGCTGGAGCGGCTTCTTTGGCAAGCGCATACTGCGCTTTTAAGGAGATCTAATTCCAAAAGAGAAGTCTATGTATAGAAAGTTTATACGTGGGCTTTCTCTTTTTGTTATATTTACCTTTTTTAAAAATTTTTCGCAATTTTAACGTATGCTTATATAGAAATCATGTAGTGGACCTAGGTGGTATGAGGGAGACTAGGCGAAGAGGAATCGACAAATAGGTCGAGCGGTAAATCCGTGGGAAATACAGGTATTTATATTTTTTCGCAATTTTAACTCCTACTATATAGGATGGGTTAAGATTGGAGAAAAATGAAATATGAAATAAAAATTGCATGGTATCCATTGAAAAACCAAAAAGCAATCGAACAAACTATTGGGTTCTGCTTTTGCAAAAAGAAGGCATATAGAATAGTTGCTCATATAGCTAAATCATTTTCTAGCTATCAGACAATCGACTATAACTGTATAGAATTGCGAAGACACAAGCATAGTATGATATTTGGAAAGATTGTTATTGTTGAATATTTGGACAAAATGCAAAGAAATTATGGACCTTTTAAAAAGCGTCTTCTAGTATTAGGAAAGTCTAAAACTATGAGCAAGTGAGTTGATATTCTCATTTGCTTTTAGTTTTTTTTTTTCGCATTTTTAACTTTCTCTATATTAGGAATAGAGAAAGGAGAAATAATGAAGAAGTATAGGGTTTCTAGGGAATTTGTGAAGCATACATATGGATCACCTTGGAGTGCATTAAGAACGTGTGTACGCGAATTTGATACTGTTGAAGAAGCTCTAGAATGTGTAGAGCAACTTCGAAACATGTTTCCAGATACCTACATAATGGATTCGGGAAATTTGGGTCGAGCAGTTGATCTCATAGACAGAAAAGAATTTGGCGGTATTGAATATGCTATTGTAACTGAGTCAAATGTGTTCTGGATGATCCTTGAGCACGGGGAAGGATTGCCTATGCCAATACGTATTCAATAGTCTGTTCCAAGTATAGACGTCGCTTTTACAGGGCGTTTATATTTTTTCTCGCAAAAATTACTCTTTCTATATTGAGAAGGAGTAGTGTGGAAATGTGATGGGCAAACAGCGTCTGTTATATTTTTATCACTACTAAAAATTTTTATGGCAAAAGTGCCAAGAGAGGAGTTTTGCAATATGAAGATGTCAAAAGAGCTTGCAGACAAACTTCGCAGTGTCTTGGAAGATCAAGACGAGGTGTGTCCATGGACTGTTAGTGCGGAGGTTCTTGCGAGCATAATGGATGATGAGGAAAGAACAAATGTTGTAACCCAAAAGGAGTTTCTCGATAAATGTATTGAGAAGTTCAATAAGCAACTCGAAGAAAATGGTATTCTCACGCTTGCTGATATTTATGAATTATTCGGATTCGAGCAAGAGTCTGCTCCTGATTTTGAGTTCAAGCTTTCTAAGAAGCCTAGCAAGCCA